AAGGTGTATAGTTCTGTTTGGCTTTCTAAGGTGTTGCGTAAAAATGGATACCAAGTTAGTGTAAGTACCGTACAACGACATGTAAACAAGGAGTGCTACTGTGAGTAGTTTAGAATCGGATTTAACAACACCATCTCAGGACAAGACTAAGTTGCTTGGCAAACTAGTTGAAATGCTTGAGAAAAAGAACATTGATATCAACGAGATTGGCGACATTAAACGTGTCAAATTGTATCAAGCACTTACAAAAGATGCAGAAGGTGAAGCACAGGTTCATGACCTTGCTGCAATTCAATTTTCACCTAAGTGGGAAACTGGTCCTGAATGGCCTGTTATTCAACAAGGTCCTGCAATTAAATTGCCAACACCTAAAGCAAAGAAAAAGAAAGCAACTACGTTTAAAACTTGCGTAGTTCCACCTGACATTCAGATTGGTTACTATCGCAACCGTGAAGGTGTATTAGAACCAACGCATGATGAAAAGGCACTTGAAATTTGTATCAAGGTAATTGAAGATTTACAGCCTGAAGTTATTGCATTGGTTGGTGACAACCTTGACCTTCCTGAAATGGGCAAGTATGTGACATACCCTGCGTATGCACAAACTACGCAAGCATCAATTGACCGTGCAACTTTGTTCTGTGCCCAACTTCGTTCGGCTGCTCCTGAAGCAAAGATTATTTGGCTTGCTGGTAACCACGAAGAACGTATGCCTAAGTACCTTGTACAAAATGCAGGTGCTGCTTATGGTCTTCGCAAGGGAAACACACCAGACTCATGGCCTGTTCTTTCAGTTCCATACCTTTGTCGTATGGACGAATTTGGTATTGAGTACCGTCCAGGGTATCCAGCATCTGATTACTGGGTCAATGAAAAGTTACGTATTATTCACGGTGACCGTGTGAAGTCATCAGGTTCAACTGCACATGTTTACCTTAACAACGAAAAGACGAGTGTTATCTATGGGCATATTCATCGCATTGAAACGGCTTTTAAAACACGTGAAGATTTTGATGGTCCACGAACCATTATGGCTGCTTCTCCTGGCTGCCTTGCTAGAATTGATGGTGCTATTCCTTCTACTAAGGGTGGCGTAGACCTTGATGGTCGCCCACTTACTCGCCATGAAAATTGGCAACAAGGGTTGGGCGTTGTTCGCTACGAAGATGAGGGTGCTCACCGTTTCTCATATGATGTAATTCCCATCTATAATGGATGGGCTATTTATCAGGGAACTGAATACTCAGCCGAATAGCCATGACTACCATTGTTGGTGTGCAGGGAGATGGATTTGCAGTTATCTGCGTAGATTCACGTATCTCTACCATGTTTGCAGGTGGTCTTGCCCAAGTAGGAACACTTAAAGAAGGGTCAAGCAAGGTATCAACTAATGGAAAATATTTACTCGGCGCTGCTGGAGATGTGCGGGCGATCAACATTCTCCATCATGTATTTCAACCGCCCACTCCACCACCAAACCTTAGAGGGAAGAAACTTGACCAGTTCTTTACGGCGAAGTTTATACCAGCGCTCCGTGAGTGCTTTGATGCACAAGGATACTCAGTCCCAGACCTCAACGAAAACAAAGAACACATTGCAGAACAAGGGTCAAGCATCCTAGTAGCAATCAATGGCACTATCTACATAGTGGATGGTGATTACTCATGGGCTTCCGAATCCAATGGTATTTATTCAGTTGGTTCTGGGTCTTCCTATGCGCTAGGTGCTATGCAGGTACTTTTACGCAGTAAAAAAGTAACCCTTCATCAGGCTAAAAGCAGTGCACTTCGGGCATTAGCCATTGCTTCTAAATTTGACCCCTATACTGGTCCTCCGTATCAGACGTTTGTGCAAACTCAAGAAGTAAGCACTAAACGTCGTAAAACGGTATAATCAAAACAGCACATAACTAAGGAGCAATAAATATGGCAAAACAAATCAAACCAGCAGAACTTGCTGACGTGGCTACGAAGGGCGGTGTTCTTGGCGTTATTTCGTATTTGTTTTCAACATACAACGTAGACCCTGCTTTGAACATTGTTGTTCTTCCAGCAGTAATGTATGTTCTTAACGCACTTAGCACTAAGGTTGGTGACCCACAGGTTGCTAACTTCTTTGCAAAGCAGAGCAAGGTTGTTGAAGTAGCAGTTAAGCAAACTGTAGCAAAGCCAGTAACTAAAGCAGTTGCAAAGACAACACCTAAGAAAAAAGCAAAGTAAACTAAATAAATGCCCATTGATTTTTGGTCACCGTCTTATCGTGCGGCTTCTAGTGACCTTACGGTATCTATATCCCCGTTAGGTCTTGTTGAACTTGCAGACGAAGAATTTGAGGTACACGGTCCACGCTTGAACCGCTATGCGGCAGCGTGGGCTTGGTACCTTGGGCACCATTGGTCATACCGCCGTGAAATGGGCGAATCACAGTTTTATCTAAACTATGTTCGCACAATGGCAGACTACATCACTAACTTTTGTTTTGGTAGAGGTGTGCAGTTTAAAGTACCTGAGCAAAACAACGCTATTATCCCTCACCTTTTAAATGACGTTTGGGATGGGCACAATAACAAGCATTATGTTCTGTGGGAGATGGGGCAACTTGCCGCAGTTACTGGAGACTGCTTTGTAAAAGTTGCGTATGAAGAACCATACGTAGACACTGTTGGTATTCCGCATGAGGGACGAATTCGTATTATCCCTCTAAACCCTGCTCACTGTTTTCCTGAATACCACCCGCATGACCGTGACAGAATTATCCGATTTAAATTAAAGTATCGTTTCTGGGGTACATCGCCAGAAGGAACTCGTCAGGTTTACACCTTTACTGAAATCCTTACTGACGAAATGGTTGAGCAGTACATCAACGATGAACTTATTGACCAGTATCCAAACGCTATTGGAATGGTGCCTATTGTCCACATTCCAAATACCACAATTTCTTCTTCGCCTTGGGGTCAGTCTGACATTTGGGATATCATCCCTCTTAACCGTGAACTCAATGAAAAAATGGCTGAAGTATCAGACATTATCAACTATCACGCCGCTCCTGTAACCATCATTACTGGTGCTAAGGCTTCACAACTAGAACGTGGACCTAAGAAGGTTTGGGCTGGTTTGCCTAAAGATGCAAGCGTATTTAACCTTGAATCCAGGGGAGAAATGGCTGGCGCTTTGGAATACGTCAATTTCCTAAAGCGTGCCATGCACGAAATTACAGGTATTCCTGAAACTGCTTTAGGTCAATTCCAACCAGTGTCTAACACTTCTGGTGTTGCTTTGGCTATTCAATACCAGCCATTGATGAACCGTTACACAATGAAAAAGGTTCACTTTACAAAGGGTCTTGAAAAGATTAACGAAATCATTATTCGTACTGCGGCTGTGTTTAGACCAGAGATGTTAGTTTATAATGGTCTTAAGGCTGCTCAACCAGAACGGGATAACTTAACCCAGTTAGACCCTGCTGACCCAATTACTTATAAAACAACGTGTCATTGGATTGACCCGTTGCCAACAGATGTTCTCATCAAACTTAACGAAGTACAATCTAAAATGGCGCTTGGGCTTGAATCCAAACGTGGTGCTCTTAAGATTTTGGGTGAGGAGTTTCCGAACGAAAAGATGGAAGAAATCTTTGAGGAACTCATGGATGACGCTATTGACCAAGGCGCACTTGACATGCTTCGTTCGCAAATACAAATGGCAGTGATGATGGTAACAGGAATGATTCCTGGTGAAAATGGACCTCAGCCAGCAAGCGCTGGTGGTTCTGATGTATCATCTGCTGGTGGTTCTGAAGGAGTAATGCCTGGAACGGCAGTAAATCCGATAGAATCAGATTTAATGAATCAATTGGTAAGTAAGGCTTACGGTGCTAGGTTCGCCCAGCAACGTAGTCCAGGCGAAGATTAATCAGTAAATAAAAACAGTTAATATCAGCAAAACTAGCGAGGTTATACCTATGGCAAAGCAACCATCCCCAGAACAAGACTCTGTAGTCATTGGCACAGAGAATCCTGTTGTAGAGCAAGAACAACCAAAGGAAGTTGTAAAGAACTTTACAATTGACGATGTTGAAAGTGCTCGCAAACAGGAGAAGGACAAGATGTACAAGCGTCTTGAAGAAGCCGATGTACGTGTAAAGAGCATGGAAGAACAACTTAAGATTATTTCTTCCGAACGTGAAGAAGCCCTTAAGAAGGCTGAAGAACAAGCACAGCGTGAGGCTGAAATCCTTAAGAAGCGTGAGTTTGAAGAACTTACGGCAAAAGAGTTACTTCTTAAGCAGGAAACCGAATTCAACAAAAAGATTAATGATGTTGAAAACGAGTGGAAAGCACGCCTTGAGGAAATTGACCGTGACCGTCAAGCACAGGCTGCCCTTCTTGAAAAAGAGCGTCGCCACCAAGAAATTCAAACTTATCTAAACCGTCGCCTTCAGGAAGAACAAGAAGCAATTATTCCTGAATTGCTTGGCTTGGTTAGTGGAAATTCTGAAGATGAAATTGAAACTGCAATTGCTAAATACAAAGAAGCAAGTTCTGCTATATTTGAAAATGTCCAAAGAGCAACTGCGGAAACGCAGGTTCGCTTTAAAGGTGCAGGTGTAACAGCCCCACCTGTTGGGCCGATGGAAACTCAAATGGAGCAGCAAACGTTGACTGCGGAAGATATTCGTAATATGTCAATGGACCAGTATCAAAAAATGCGTGACAGGCTCTTGAACGCACGTTCTTCCAGAGGGCGTTTTTAAACTCTGGTAGAATTTAAAATAACCCATTAACATTCCTTACGGAGGATAAAAAAACATGGCATATCCAGGCCCAGCAGGTGGTGCAGTCACAGGTGCTGACCTTTCGGCAATTACGACGACAGGTTACTCAAGTGATGCAACACTCTCACCAGCAATTCAGACTATTTGGTCCAAGGAAATCTTGTTCCAAGCAATGCCTGTTTTGCGATTTGAGCAATTCGCAGTAAAGAAGACTGAACTTGGTGTTATGCCAGGTCTCACCGTCAACTTCATGCGTTACAACAACCTAGGTGTTGATGACACCAACGGTGCAGTATTGACTGAAGGTGTACGTATGGAGCCTTCCGCTCTGTCGGCATCACAGATTCAAATTACTGTAAAAGAACAAGGTAAGTCGGTTGCAGTAACCGAACTTCTCTTGAACGCATCATTTGATGACGTTATGGCATCGTCCAGTCGTCTTCTTGGTCGTCACATGGCACAGTCAATGGACGTTCAGGCACGCAACACCTTGTACGCCGCAGGCGTTCCATTCGGTGGCGGTGCAGCCGTTGCTCCATCGGTAGTCTTTGGTCGCAAGACCAACGGTTCAACCCGTGGTTCAATTGCTCCTTACGAGTACTCGGCAGCAGGCTCGGCTTCGGCTCCTGGCTACCTCTCACCAGCAACCATTAAGGACGCTGTTGAAATTCTCGCAGGTCAGAACATCCCACGCCTTGGCGATACCTACGTTTGCTTCGTTCACCCATCACAGAGCCGTGCGCTTCGTGACTGGCCTGAATTCATTGAAGTAACCAAGTACGCTGCACCTGGCAACTTCATGCTTGGTGAAATTGGTCGTCTGTATGACGTAGTGTTCATTGAAACCACCCAGGTTCTTAAGGGTGGCACGAACATCGTTGACTTGGCTCCAGGAACCAACGGTTACCAGGACCCAACAGCAAGTTCATACAGCGCAATCATGATCGGTGACAACGCATTTGGTCAGGCAATCGCCTTGCCAGTTGAACTCCGTGACGGTGGCGTAATTGACTTCGGTCGTGAGCACGGTCTCGCTTGGTACGCAATCTGGGGCTTCGGTGTAATTACCGCAGAATCCCGTGTGATTTTGAACACCAAGGGTGGAGCGATTGACTCAAACTTCTAATCTTTAGAGGTTAGAATCAAGGGGCGATGGTGGCAGAAACTACCATCGCCCCTTTAGTATTAAAGGTCCCAACACAAGGAGAAATACCATGCCAAGAAAAACAAATCAATTTGCAGAATCAGTTGAGGATGACGAAACTGAAGTAGCAATCCCAGTTCCTGAAAAGGAAAGTGGTTACAAGCAAGCCCGCATCAAGGGTACGTGGACCATGTACTGGGGCGGTGACATGTATAATTTTGTAGATGGAAAAACGTTTAACATTCCACAAGAATTGTTTGACCATCTAAAGAATTACGGCAATATCTACGACACTCTCTAAGGAGTAACATGGCGGGTTTTACAATCCCGAACGCACCAGATACCGATAAATCAACACTAGACCAGTCTGAACCAGACCGTGTTGATTTTGAGATTCTAGGAAATAGACGGAAGGGTGTTGTTACTGGTGGTGAAGTTACCTCAGTGTCTGGAACAACGGTGGCAGTTACTGCCGCAACCATTGCATATGAGGGTGCTGATTATGCCCTTTCTGCTAACGCTTCCTATACGTTGTCAAGTGCCCCTTCTTCTGGAACACGCTTTGACCTTGTAGTTGCACGGTTTGCAACGGGGGCTGTAAGCCTTCAAACGGTGACTGGTACAGCAAGTACGACTAACCCGTTGTTTCCTGTATTAGCCGCAACTGACGTTGTATTAGCCGCAGTATTGCGTCGTACTAGTTCATCTGTTGTAACTAACGACATTATTGATAAGCGTGCGTTTTGTTTGCCAAGTGTTCAAGCACTGTCAATTGTTAATGCTGACGTAAATGCTTCAGCCGCAATTGCTTACAGCAAGTTAAACCTTGCAAGTAGTATTACTTCAGCAGACATTGTTAACGGTACTATTGCTACTGGTGACCTTGCTGATGAAGCAGTTACTACTGCAAAACTTGCATTAGGTGCTGCACGTGCTGGGTTTAACTCCACTATCAATGCTCAAACTGCAAGTTATACGTTGGCTCTATCTGACCTAGGTAAGTTAGTAGAAATGAGCAGTACATCTGGTCTTACTCTTACAGTACCTTTGGAATCATCTGTGGCATTTGCAGTTGGTGATCGTATTGACGTTCTTCAGACTAATACTGGTCAAGTAACATTTGCTGGGTCTGGTGGTGTAACCATTAACTCAGAAAACTCTAAGACTAAACTAAATGGTCGTTGGGCTGCCGCAACATTAATTAAGCGTGCTACTAACACTTGGGTGCTTCTCGGAAACATTACCGACCTGACGGTGTAAGCATGATACCTGGAGTAGTTAGTTCAGCAGGTGGTCTAACAGCACCAACCCCTACGTTTTCTGCGGTTACTTCCACAGATACTGGCTTCTATTTCACCATTAGTAACTACAACTCAAACTTTAGTTACGCCGTAAGTACAACTACTGGAACTGTGGTTAGAGATGGTGCTACAGTAACGCAAGGCGGTGTGAGTTACAGCACTTCAGCAACTGTGACTGTAACAGCGTCTAAGCCTGGTTGGATTAGTAAGTCAGCAACACGAAGCGGAACTTCTAATGCTGCTCCTCCTGCTCCACCACCATGCGTACCTGCTGGTTGTACA